GGAACATCGAATAGTTCAGAATAAAACTTCTTGTAAATCAATAACTGAGATTTCTTGTTAAAGTCTTTCTTCTGAAAATCTGTCCAACCACGAGTAGCAGTTTTAAGGTCAATGATTACTATCTTACCAGATATCTTATTTCTTATTACAACATCCAAATATCCCATCATCTCTACACCCTCTTGGACATCTTTAAGGATTGGGACTTCTATACCAACTAATTCCCAATTCTGTTTCATGAAGTATTTGTTACGATACTTTCTAAAATGTTGTATTATAGCAACACCATCTTGATAAAACTCCATCATCTCATCTTGAGTACAAGGTAAAACACCTTTACCTTCTTTTATCTTGGTAAACTCTGTAACCATCTCTTCTTTTAATCGAGACTCCATATTAAGTTTATCAGCAGCAACGATAGATTTGTTATACATTACCGAAAGGTACTCTTGTATTACGGTGTGCATTGCTGTTCCAAAAAGAGTATGTATGTTACCAACAAAAGTTCCTAACTTATCTATGTAACGAAGTTTCCATTTAAGGTTACAATCATTATAAGTGGTAAACTGACTATGTGATATGTGAGCCATTATATAATCTCGTCAATCATTCCATATTCTAAACAAGTACTAGCATCCCAAAATAAATCATGTTTTAAAATCTCGTTAAGTTTCTTCATAGGAATCTTAGTGTATTCTTTATAAATGTTCTTGATGTTTTTCATCATTAAATCTAAGTTCTGTTTCTCATCCTCAAAGTTTGAGTATGTTCCCCAAAATGTTGAAGATAATTGATGAACTAACATATAAGAGTTTCTACTCATATATCTTTTTGTTCCAACTACTGAAAGAAAAGTAGCAGCACTAGCAGAGAATCCATCCACATAAGTATGGACAGGAACTTTACTTCTCAATATTGTATCCATAGAAGCAATACCACTTACTATATTACCACCACCAGAGTTTATAAACAATTTAACAGGTGGTGCTTCCATATCAAGATTATATGATAACGTTAGAGCTTTTGCTTCTAACTCACCCATCTTTTTATTTAATTCACAACAAGCATTTCTATTAACACCAGAATAAAAATAAATCTTATTGTCTTGTACTGATATATGTTTTTCATTAGCTTCTCCACCAGCTTTTCTTGGCGCTGATGTCTTCTTTTTTTCTCCCCAATGTCTTTCCATTACTTACCCCATTTTCCATTTTTAACAATTGTTGCCATTATACCATAATTACTTACATCTAAGTAAGCATCTTCCATTGGTTCACCTTGTACTGCATTATCTCTACCACTCATTAATAAAGTCTTAAGTCTCTGTATCTTATCATTCATACGAAACCAAAGGCCTGTAAGTGATAGATGAACTTCTTCTTCTGTTTGTAGTTGTGTTCCTACAGAAATATTACCAGGACCGTAGTCGTGTTGTTTTTTAAGAAACAATTCATATTGTTCTTTTTGTAACCTTCTGAACTCTTTTGTCATTTCCGGCCATTCTTGTTCCATTTGCTCTACAATTGGATGAATGTCTTTAGACTCTAGTTCTCTTTCTTTTATGTTCATATAACCTCTATTTTATGATTAAATGTGACAGTTGTAATATAATAATAATAACTGATAAAAACAAGGAAATAATTGTTCTTGTATCTGGCGTTTCGTTTAATAATGTAAAAGTTAATATAGCAAAAACCAATGTCCCCATACCAAATCCTATAGGTCTAACATACCAGTAGTTATTAAAATATTCATAGTACCACCGAGTTCCATAATAAAAACATAGACTAATTGGAATGCCACCTATAATAACCCACCAAAGACTTTTTGCCCACTCATATTTAAACTGACCTTGCATATGAAACCAAGCTATTATATGACCAATTAAAGATATACCAAGTCCCATCAATAATTTATTCACTTAACACCCATCTTTTTTATTTCTTTTTCTGTCTTACCATACTTTGTTAGTAAAGATTTTAACTCAATATTAGTCATTAAATTATAATATTCACCAGCTTGCATCTTACTAACCTCAAAGTATTCTTGAATAAAAGGAACAACCTTTTCGTTGACCTTTGTTTTCTTACCACTAAGATATCTTAGATAAGTTTTCTTATTTGGAAGTAAGGAACAATAGAACTTATAAACAGCAGATAATGGCATTACTTCAATTGTTAGTCTCTGAAAGTGATTAACAATGGGTAAGAAATCATTATTCATACTTAAATAACGATTAACCATAAACGGGCTAAACTTCTTTTGTTCCTCTTCCGAAAAACTATCCCAAGGTCTTTTCTTGGTAAATAGTTCATCAATCCACTTAAATAAGTTCATCTAATTCCTGTAGTGGTAACATCTCTCCACAATTTCCACAATTGAAAACTTGGATTGGAGCGATAACTTCTTTACCTGTAGGTGAAACGATAGCAGATATTTTCTTTATAACATATCCTTGTATAAAAATAGTGTTCTCACACTTCTGACATTTCATCGTATCAGCGTCTTTTAAATCAACTTGAACTTGCTGTTTAGGAAGTGGTTTCATTGGTTTCATGCTCATTGTAGTCTCCTAAGTATGTTAGAGATGGTAGCCATAAAGTTTATTTCCTTATCTACGACCAACACATCTTGATATGAACCATTTGATATATCAACGATAATCTCTGGTAATTTCTCCACAGAAATATTCTCTACCTCATCGTATAGGAAACGATACAGCTCTGTGTAATCTGTAAAGTTACTATCAGCTACAAACTTACGAATGGTTCTCAAGTCAACACCTTGTTTTATCATATCCAAGAATTGAATTTTAAACTCGTTATGTAACATCCCATCTTTGTCTATTTTTAACTGACCATCAATTGCCTGTCTCTGTAGGTCATTGATAACCTTTCTTAAGTCAGGATAACCAGCAGTTACCACAAGAGCCAAGTCATCCAAATCAAAAGAGATATTCTCTTCTTCTAAGATATACTTAGCATGAACAGCAACATCTTTCTTTGATGGTGGAATGATTTTGTATGTTTGACATCTACTCTGAATCGGGTCAATAATCTTCTCAACATAATTACAAGTCAAGATGAATCGACAATGAGCAGAGAAAGTCTCCATAAGATTACGAAGAGCCGGTTGGGCTGAGTTAACATTAAGATAATCAGCCTCATCCAAGATTACTATTTTGTTTGGTTTGAAACCAACAGAAGAAGCAAAGTTCTTTAGTTTGTCCCTAACCAAATCTATGTTTCGTTCATCCGAAGCGTTGATATAAAGATAGTCACATTCAATAGCGTTTACGATAATCTTGGCAAGAGTAGTTTTACCCCCACCGGCTCTACCGTACAATAATAGGTGTGGAACATTTTGTTCCTCAATGAATCTCTCAACTTTTGTTTTAAGAGTTTCATTACCAACATAAGTTTCTAATGTTGATGGACGATAACGTTCCACCCATAATCCATGTGAACTCATACTATACCTGCTGTGATACTAAGTAATATTTAACAGAAAAGTCGTCTATCTTAAACTCGATATGAGCAAGACCACCAGAACTAACTTGAAGAACTGCTTTTGAACATTCTTTGTTCGCATTTAGAACTTCTTTAAATAAGTTAGCATTGAAGACGATTGGTTCAGTTAACTTTACAGCACCACTCTGAACTTTGATACTGATACGATTTGAGTTGATGTCACTAAAACCGATAACGAACTCTACACCACCATCTGCTGGTTGAATAGAAAAATGTTCTACATCGGATAAAGCACCTTTACCACGAATAAAAGAATTGATAAACTGAGAATCGATATTAATTAAAGTATCAAACTCAGGAATGTTCTTTAGTTCTGGTACATCAGGAATAACACCAAGAGCAGCAAGTACATAACTTACAGATATTTTACCATCTGAAAATCCAAATGCTACAGGTTGTGATTCGTCTGTTGGTGACTTTATTATATCAAAGTCAACCTTATCAGCAAGAGTACCTAACATTTTAGATAGAAGTGGCGTGTCATATACACCAACCTCAAAGTTAGGAAGTGATTGTTTACTAAGTGATAATTCACCCAAAAGACTTTTATCTGGTGATATAAAACGAGTAGAAAGTGTTTCGCCGTTAGACTCCCACTTTACTGAATTTATACTACCACCAAGATTGTATTTTTGGATGAACGTATCTAGTGTGATTTTATTCATTATTGTTATTCTCCATATTAAGTTATTAATTTACTAATTATTTTTATAAAAGTCAAGTTAAAAAAACTTTTCAATTGTATTTATTTTGTCTACTGGCATATCCCATGACATAGCATCATAAAACATCTGTATCTTCTTCTTCAATGATTTTTCAAACAACTTATCTCGGTCAACATATTGATTGATGAAATCTAAGATTTCTTTAGGATCATCATAACCTTTGTAAGCCAAACCATCTATGTTAAATGGATTTGTTTTAAGATATACCCAACGAACTTTATTACCATTTGAAATAGGTTCGTGGTTATTTACCTTATAATGTTTAAGTAAGTCATTATAGATAACAGAAGCTTTCGTGTGGACAGGTGCACCTTTCTTCATTGGTGTAAACATAGTTTTACTTTTAAACCCACCCCTACTCTTATCAGTATACTTCTGAATACCTTTTACACCTGTCGGAAGAGCAATCTTATCTAACTCTTCATTCTGTAGGTTGTTCTTAAAGTTCAGAATAAACTCATCGATTTTATCTTTTGGAACTTTAGCAAGAATAGCTTTTAGAACCTTAGTCATGAAGTCACGAAATGCTGGTGGAAATGAACTACGAACAATATCTAAACCTTTAACATCAAGTTTCTCTACTTCCAAACCACCATCGTTAATAATCCATTGACCATATCTCTTCTTGGTAACCCAAAAAGCAGATTTAGCAATCATCTCTTGTTTAATCTCAAAACGATGGTCACCTCTGATATTTAGAAACTTACTACTGAAGTAATTGTAAGATTTATTAATATAATCTTGAACCTCACCAGCAATCTCAAGAATCTGCTCGGTCATGAACTTATCATCCTTAACATCAGCATTTGGAAATCTGTTTTTCACAAGTGGTAGAGCAGAGTAGAAAACTGAGTCCGTATCTGTGTAAATACAATAATCCTCATCCGTTTTCAATATCTTGTTGTAGTAACTATTAGCAATCGTCTCCGTAAACTGAATCAATTTCTGACCTGTCGTTGTCGTACCTTCAGCGTTGTCAATATCATAAAATCGAAATACCGTCAAACCCAAAACTCCGTACAAACTATTTAGAAGAATCTTCTGTACCAATTGTCGTCTGTCAAAATAACCATGTAGTTCGTCATTCCCTTCTTCACCATACTTCTTTGCCAGTTTCCTATACTCTACTCTTTCGTTAAACCACTTCTCAAGTATTGCTGGTATGACACCTTTTTGTTTGAGGTCATACAAAACACCATTTGATGAAATGGATACTTCATTCTTGTTGAAGAAATCTTTAAGTTCTCCACTCGTAAAGGTTCTGATACTTTTACCATCCTTATCTACAGAATAGTGTTTCTCTTCCCCTTTAACAAATTCTTCCGCATCCCAACCATTTATCTTACCTATTTTAGTTTCTGGCGACATATTCAGAGACATGATGATACTCGGATACATGGATGTTAAATCTAAATCGAATACCCAATCATAACGACCTGGTATCGGTGACTTAACATACGCACCACTAAACCTCGACTCTGAACCATCATAACTAGCAGTAGGTAGTTTACTTGGAGCAACTAAACCTAAACTACGAAGATATACTAACATAGCACCCTCAATGTAACGAGAACTAAAGTAAACCTCTTCATAAGGTATCCTACCTAAATGTGATACAGCCCTAGCCAAGTCCAAGAGTTTGAACTTTTGGTCAAGTGCTTTAACTATCTCAACATCATTTAAGTTATATTCAATAAACTTATCAATGTCATCTCTGTATAAGTCATCTAATGTGCCCTCATACTCAACCTTACCCAAACCTACCTC